ATTCTAGTAGACCTTTAAAAATGCCTACTTCTTCATAAGCATATCTGTCATCAGACTTAGAGACGTCTCCCTTATCCTTAACTACCTTATCAGCAATCTTATCCTTCTCATCAGTAGTCAAAGGCTTCTTTCTCTTTCCTGGCTTTTCTCTTTTTAAAGCACTAAGAACTTCACCTTTTTTTACAGTCTCATAACTAGCAGCTTCTCTCATCTTATAGTTAGGATTACCTGCTTTAAATCTCTTACCGGCTTCTGTGCCATACTTAAGATCTTCAGGTCCTACTGTGAACCTAGCCTTTTTCTTTGGAGAACCAAATAATTTATTATCCTTCCTGAGCTTCTCTTCTTTAGCAGCAGGATTACCATAAGATGCTTCAAGAGTAAGCATTCTCTGAAGACCAGTCTTAACTACAATCCTGTCTTCTGCTACTAGAGCTTTATGCAATTTTTCATTAGAACGATCAAGACCTGACAGATCATGCATTCTCTCACGTCTTTCCTTTGCCTGACGATAATCAGTATAGGATTCAACAGCAACTCTTATTGATCTTTCTTTAACTCTGTTAAAAGCACATACAAATGCCTCACCAAGTCTCTCTAACTTATCAACTCTAACAGGAGAGTATCCACCTTCAGATGCTTTTCTAAAAACAGACTCAATCAACTGTTCAGCAGCAATAACGTCAGTATCCTTAGCAAAGATTTCTTCCAAAACTTCTTCTGCTATCTCATAGAGATCAGCATTAGTAAGTTGAGTTAGAGTCATCTCACTGATCTCATCTCTCACCTTAGTCAAGTTCTCTTTTACTTCAGAATCATGGACAGCAGCATAAGCTCTGTACAAGTGGTTCATATCTGACATTGCACTAACATCTAGTTTATCTTTATATATTTATAAATCTCCTTCTTGCCGATTTTCTGAGTGATTAACATCAAACTCCCCACCCGGATAACGTGCCTTAAGTTTCTCTACATTCATCTCAACAATTTCATTAAAATCTGTATCTAATGCCATACATGCCTGAGCAACATACCACATAATGTCACCTAATTCACGTTTCATATGAAAGACATTATCTTCATTAAATGGTTTACCTTGAAAGACAATCTTCTTAACAACCTCAGTAAACTCTCCACCTTCAGCACAAATACCAAGTGCAGCAGTAAGAAGACGTTGTACAGGAACCTCTGAACTTAAATCAAAGCACCTCTTATTGAATTCAATATACTCCTTTGATTCTTTGCTGGTAACAACGTCAACAAAGTCAGTGTACTTTTCAAAATCAACAGTCATTAAAATTTAAACCCCGCAAAATCTTTTTTAGGTTTCTTCTCCTCATTATTATATTCCCCTTCCCCCTTATTGTCAACCAATTCTTCCTGAGCAGATTGCTCACAATCATACAATCTCATCTTTGATCTATCAATTCCAACCACAAATCTCTTATTCATTGTAGGGTCATTATATCTATTCTTCAATTGCTTAACCAATATCTGATTCAATCCTTCAAGTTCTTCGGTGGAGATAAGGGCAAACATAAGGTCAGCAGTAGCAGGAAGACCAAAGGACTCACTTGTGTCTGTAAGCTCAACATCACTGCTACCAAACCCAGAACGAGTAGTCTGGGTAGCCGATACGATGGGGAGATTCGATTCAACCGCCAATCCCCTAAGTTCTTCAGCGATTGCTTTAATATACGAGTAAGAATTGACATTACTGTTTGCTCTATACCTAGAAGAGGCACATATATTAAGGTAATCTATGAATATTATATCAGGTTTGAAAGACTTTTTCAACGCAAGCTCATTTAGTAATGATTTAAAATGTCCTGAATGAGCAGATGCAGTCGGGTACTCTTTAATAATGAACCTTCCTTGAGTTTTCTCAGCAAGTTTAGTTACCTTACTATCAAACATAGATCTAGGAAGATCAGTAATATCCTGAATACCTACGTTTAAAAGGTTAGCATCTATTCTTTCTGCAATCTTCTCTTCTGCCATCTCCAAAGTAATGTAAAGAACATTATGTCCTTCCATCAACGAAGCAGCAGCCATATGACACATAAACAAAGATTTACCAACACCAGTACCTGCAAGAGCAATATTGAGCGTTTTATTTGGTAAACCTCCTTTCGTAATCTTGTTAAAGTATTCAAGGTCGAATTGAATTCTACTTTCTTTTTGGTGATAGAACTTAAACCTCTCCTCATAATCCTGAAGATAGTCATGACCTATATTATTGTCAAAAGAAACTGCTAGAGCATCAGACAAGATGGAAGGAATAGCTTCAGGATTCTTCTTCTCATCCTTGCCGTCAGCAATAGCAATAGAATCGAGCAACGCAAGGTATATAGCTCTATCCCTACACCATTTCTCAGTAGTATCAACTAACCATTCAAATTCAACAGGACTATCATCCAAGCACCCAATCAAATGAGTTACCTGCTTAAATGAATCCTCATTAATATCATTTCTCTTCTCTACTTCAATAGAAAGAATTTCCTTCGTAGGAAGTTCATTATATTCACCAACAAAAGCGAATATCTCCTCAAAGACAATCTTCTGATTAGTATCCTGAAAGTATTCTCCCTTTATAAAAGGAAGAGTCTTTCTAAGATATTTTTCATTATGAAGAAGGTTCTTTAATATAAGAAACTCAATTTGTTCCATAAGAGAATTCTTTCTTTGCTATTGCATCAAGTTGTTGCATTATATCGTCAGAAAAGTATTCTGTGGGATTTTTAAGAATTTCTTTACCATATATCTTTTTACCGTTTATCTCATATCTTCCAGCAACATTCTTCCACATTCCACCAACTTCACCAAGTTCCAGTAATCCATAATACTTATCCAATCCACGCTCATCATAATAGAGACGTATTTCAACTTGCTTATTCTCTTTACTTAGACGTGATTTATGCGTCTTAGCCTTGATAATGTTTCCGATGACTTCCTTGCCATCCTTCTCTTTTTTCTTTGTGAGATAAATGATTGTACTTGCTGCGTACTTGAGGCCAGAACCTCCTCCCATTTCTTTTGTAGGGACATAAGAACCAATGACGTCATAAGTGTGATTTGTTACTAGTAGTGGAATATTAGCTTGTCCTAACTTTAAAGTCAACATTCTGAAGGCACCCTTAACAAGTTGTGATTTAGTCATATCACGCACCTGTTTATCATTTAGAGCATCATTAATTTCCTTTTCAGTGGAAAGCATACCTAAAGAATCTAATACAAACAGACAAGGTTTGCGTTCTTCTTCAGGGGTCTTAAGATATATATCAACCGCCTTAAGAGCACGAGTTCTAAACTCTTCAATTGTTACTACATTAAGAACAACTAAGCGAGTTAAATCAATCCCTCGACTTTCTAAAAGTGGTTTAGTGATACTACTCTCAGTATCAAAATAGAGAGCATAAGCGGAGGGGTTAGTATCAAGAAAGTTCTTAACCACGGCGAGAGAGAAAAAAGTCTTTCCAGTACTAGACTCTCCAGCAATGGCAGTAATTTTATTAGCAGATACACCCCCAAATATACTGCCTGAAACAAGTCCGTTAAAAACCAACGAACCCGTATCAATATATTGTTCGTTGTCCGATATATCGGATGCGAGTTGGGTGTAGTCATCACCGATCTCCTTTACAATGTCCTTTAAAAAATCCATTTCAAATACCTAATAATTTACGTTGTCTTTCAAAATAACCTTTAAGAATCCACGAACTACTATTCATTTTATCATCACCACCAATACCAAACTCAAATTGTACTCTAGGATCTTCACCATATTTAACAACTTCTGGAGTATTAGTTTTACCCCTATCACCACCATTACAAAAAACAACTGTTTCTGCAATCTCTAAACATTTAGCAATAGCCCCACAAGCAGAACCTTCATCATCATCTGGAACTGTAATAACAGCATCAACCATATTCAAGTGCCTAATAACTTCAGCACGTTCAATCCAAGACTGAAAATATTGTCCTTTCTTTTTAGTCAACCATTCCTCTGTGTTGATTCCTACCACAAGATAATCAGAGAAATCTTTTGCTCTTGTGAAATATGATATATGTCCACTATGTATAGGATCAAATCCACCAGTGACAAGACTAATTTTTTTAAAAAACATTACCCAAAAAACGACTCAAGGTTTACAGTCTTCTCAACGTTCCATCCAATGGCATCAAGAATAACTTTAACAGGATCAAGAAATGCCTTCTCAAATTGTAAGTCATAATCAATATATCTGTCAAGATCCAACTCAGTGGGAAAATCAGAAATGAATGAAATTACATTCTCTCTAATGGAATTTGGTTTCTTAAGATAACAGAACTTTATCTTCTCACCATTATTAATAATAGAATACTTGTTATCTAATTTCTTCTCTTTTATATAATGGTTATAAAGTAATGCACCTCTTGCATGGATAGGAGTTCCTTTACCATAAATGGTAGAAGATGACTTATGCTTATTCACATCAGATACTGTCCTAGGAAAAGCAATATCCTCAGGAGGAAGTTTCCTAAACTTCTCTCTAGCATCAGAGATAAAATCAATTACATCATCCTCAGTACCACTCATCACCAACTTAAGAGCATCTTTAATAGCTTGACGACAAGGAGCAGGTGTTGAGGATTTAACTGCCTCAATACCCATTATCTTCAACTTAGGCTCCTCATATCTAACACCCTCACTATCCCACACATTTAAAATATATCTTTTCTTTGCAGTCCATATACCTCTATCAGCAATATTCTCTCTCTTCATTTGCATTTTTTGGTCATATGCATTTACATAATCCGCCAATTCTTCATAGGATTTATCAATAAAGGGTTCCAATTTATCCTGGCAAATCTTATCGAGTATTGATACAATTTTAGCCTTATCATCACTTTGGCTAGTAAAAAACTTATCCACAAGTGGTCCAAAATTGATGTATATTGAATCAGTATCTGATGCCACCACATAGTCTACATCCTCTGTGCTTAACAATTTATTTAGATATTCATTCATTTTATTCTCAATCCATCTAATTGAGACTTGTCCTGAAAGAGTAATTGCTTCTGCGTTGGCTAATTTATAATACCTAAAGTACTG